CACGACTGGGTAACCTGTTTGCACGTGATGACTACCCGACCACCGACCACATCTCTCGCAAGTTTGACTTTCGTATGGCGTACATACCACTACCTGAGGTGGGTGACTTCCGTGTCGATGTAGCTACCGATCAGCGTGAGATACTGGAGGAGCACTACAAGTCCTACTATACCAAGCAGATCGAGTCCGCCATGGGCGACGTGTGGCAACGTGTACACAAAGCCCTGTCCGCTATGTCTGACCGACTGGCTGACCCCGACGATGGCGAGAAGACCAACAAGCGTGGGCACAAGATATTCCGCGAGTCCCTTGTTGATAATGCGTTGAATTTGCTTCAAGTACTGAGCACGTGTAATGTAACAGGAGATAGTCAGATGGAGGCGCTTCGTCTTAGACTTGACGATACGTTACGTGGTGTTACGTACGACTCACTGTCACACAGCCACGCCCAACGTGTACAGACCAAGCGCGCCGCCGATGAGATGTTGGCCGCACTGCCGACACTGGATTGGTAGTGGCTACACAAGTAGTAGTGAGGGTGCGTAACTTCAAGCGTACCCGACACTATGCTCAGTGTGTCGAGCGTGGGCGTACCCCACGAATTGAATACCATACATTCTATATCCGTAACCTAACGTGGGACGTGTCCCACACTACAACAAAGAGAGATACATACTATGTCTAACTTATACGCAACATCACTCGACCAAGCTACTAACCTAGTAGCAACTATAGGCCACCAACGTACTGTCCTAGTCCAAGGGCACATGGGGTGTGGCAAGTCATCAATGCTCAAGGTGTTACAGGAGCGCTTCCCTGACCACCACGCGTGTTACTTTGACTGTACCACCAAGGACTTAGGCGACATAAGCATACCGTCACTCAACACTGACGAGGGGTACGTCAAGTACCTACCGAACGAAGAGTTCGGACTACACACAGGCAAGCCCGTTATCCTGATGGTCGATGAGTTCGGCAAGGCTAACCCCGCTGTCAAGAACGCGTTGCTACGTGACATGTTGGAGCGTGACCGCTTCCCCGAGGGTAGCATCATCTTCGCTACCACTAACCTAGGTGCTGAGGGTGTAGGCGACTTACTGCCTCCCCATGCACGTAACCGTCTCACTGTAGTAGAGATGCGCAAGCCTGACTCTACCGAGTGGATCGAGTGGGGTATCAACAACCGCATACACCCATCCGTATTGGGTTTCGTCAAGGACTTCCCGCAGACTATGCAGAGCTTCCAAGAAGTTACACAGCCGGACGACAATCCGTATATCTTTCACCCCAAACAACAACGCGCCGCCTTCATCACTCCGCGCTCTCTCGAAGCAGCTAGTGACATACTTCAAGCACGTGAGTACCTTGACGACAATACGTTGACAGGTGCGCTATGCGGTACCATCGGTGCCCGTGGTGCAATGGACATGATGGCCTTCGTCAAACTGGCTGACCAACTACCGACACTGGAGTCTATCAAGCAAGACCCCGCCAACGCCACAGTGCCTACCTCCGCCTCCGCTGTATGCATGGTGGTGTACCGTGCTGTGAGTATGGTCGAGCGTGACTGGGTAGATTCGTGGATGACCTACATACGTAGGCTAGACAAGGAAGCTCAAGGCTTGTTCGTCAACTGTATACGTGCCAGTAACTACGGTAAGCGTGACATGATTATGCAGTCCAAGAACTACGGTACGTGGGCTGTCGAGAATAACTATATGTTTGCGGCGGATAAGAAATGAAGATAACTAGAAGCGAACTACTACAGCTAAGACTACATCGTAGTAAGTTCAAGACCGCAGGCAAGTATGACATCCGAGAGGTCAAGGGTGACTATAAACACCCCGATGACATATTCGGGGCACGCCCCAACAAGGTGGGCAGGCAACGTAAACTAAATGACAGGAGAGTAGACCATGCTAAGCATAGGTAACCAACTCACAGCAGAGCAGCGACTATCCAAAGCGGTAGTTGCTATCATGGGCAACGACAAGTATATAGCCCTATCAGGTGTACTGATGATCGGCGAGAAGTCTATATGCGACGACGTACCTACCGCATGTACTAACGGACGTGACGAGATGTATGGGCGTAGCTTCGTAGCCGGTCTGACTGACGCAGAGCTACGGTTTCTAGTCCTACACGAGAACTACCACAAGCTGTATCGTCATCTGACAACGTGGCGTCACTTGTATGACGATAACCCCCAGCTATCTAACATGGCGTGTGACTACGTTATCAATCAGAAGATAGCCGACGACAACCACGATGGGTTCGCCACTGTTATTGATGGCGCACTGCTCGACGACAAGTACCGTGGTATGGATACCGCGCAGGTGTACAACCTACTCAAGCAGGAGCAGGACTCAAATGACGCATCTCAGTCCCTTGACGGCGGTGAGCCTATGGACTCACATGACTGGGAGGGTGCGCAAGAACTGTCCGAGCCTGAGAAGCAAGAGCTTGCACGTGATATTGATGAGGCTATACGTCAAGGTGCTATGGCCGCAGGTAAGATGGGCAAGGGCAGTCGTGACCTAGATGACCTACTGACTCCACAGGTTGACTGGCGTGAGGTGTTGCGTGAGTTTGTACAGAACACGTGTGCAGGTAATGACTACGCTACGTATGCTCGCCCCAACCGCCGCCTCATGTCGCAGGGTATTATCATGCCTAGTGGTGTCAGTGATCAGGTAGGTGAGCTAGTCATAGCTGTTGACACGTCTGGTTCTATTGGTCAAGCCCCGCTGTCTGTGTTCCTAACCGAGGTCAAGGGTATATGCGATACGGTCAAGCCTGACAAGGTACGCCTGTTGTATTGGGGTAGTAGTGTAGTTGGTGACGAGTCGTATGAGATGCACGAGTTGGATGACCTAACCAAGTCTACCAAGCCTATGGGTGGAGGTGGTACCAATGTAGAGTGTGTGACTGACTATATGACTGAGCACGCTATCAAACCACAAGCGTGTGTCGTGTTGACTGACGGCCATTTATACGCAGGTTGGGGTCAGTGGACATGTCCTGTATTATGGACAGTGTTAGACAACAAGCACGCATCACCAGACGTCGGTACGTGTGTACACATCCAATCAGGAGATATGTCATGAGTGAAGAATACGGGCGTTATGGGAAAAAATTTCCACATAGAAATAGGCTACCTGTCGGAGAGTTCAGCAGTTCCACAGAACTACGTATGGAGTGGAGTGAGGCCGTCAACACGATGGAGGCACTGGTATCTTTTTATGACGACTACTGCCAAGGCGACCAAAGCCTAGAGCACGACAGGCAAGACTACGAATCAGTCCAGAACGCATGGGCACGAATCAAACAAGGATAACGTGGGACGTGTCCCACACTACACAATCAGAGGATAGCACCATGAGTAAAACAAAGAACAAAGTAACCAATCGAGTAGCACGTGAGTACGTACAAAACTGTAGACCTTTCGAGGGTAGCAACATCTTTGGCATAGTACGCCACACTGACACAAGCGCACGATATGTCGTGTATTCGTATGGTACACACTGGCCACTGTGGATACGTGAGGAGGGCGTGTGGTATGAGAACGTCAGTAAGTATGGCCCTACCACATCTAAGCACAAGACGATGACCAACCCCCACGTCGAAAGCTCTACCCCTATGGAAGTGGACGACATGATTACTATAGCCAACCACGGTATCGTTGGCCTGTCACTAGGTATGGGAGAAGAGCAATGAGTAAGTATGATAACTTCCACCCCCCTGTAGATAGTCTACGTGATGCGCTCTCAACAATTCCCAAGCCACCGATGTGGAGCAGGTGGGATACCATGATGACACTATATATAAAGAACATAACCGCTAACACGGCGCTCAAGGTAGGTACAGACCAGAACAAGTTCTTCGTGTACTACGAAGGTGACGAACAAGCCAGTGGGCGGATAGATATACGTGGTATGCAGGACAGGTATGGTGCTCCTACTGACCCTAAGCTCGTCGTGTTCGCACGTACCCTAGAGAATAACAAGTACAGCAGCGGCGACCTACAATACTCGAAGGCCACTACTCGCATAGATATAGCCATAAAGAACATTAAGCGATACTGCACTCCGTTGGTAACTACAGAGTTACGGTATACACACAGGGCGGGTTACCGTGCTACGGCCAACCACTACAAACAAGTGATACAAAGACAATACCAAGGCGCACTGGAGGATTTAAATATCGAGAGTAGGGATGCGTATAAGTGTTTTAGGGAACAATTTACCCTACCCCCTTTAGTCCAGTATTTTTCTGATGTACGTAACCTAGACATGGACTTTGGTAATGTAAAACACCAGGTAGACACGCTGCTCCTATCCGTAGATTCAGTCAAAGCTGAGAGGAAAGACATAGCGGAGCGCAGCGTTGTGTTCTGTCGTATACGCACCGTAGCAGGGGAACAGCTATGCGAGTTATTGAAATTGGGATCAGAGGCGGACGAATGGCGCGAAAAGGGCGTCACTGATGAGGTACCTACAGTATGCGGTATAGATTCCTTATCCCCACGTATGATAGAGAAGTTAGCTATACTTAACACACTAGAGAGGGGCGAGTACCTACACAATGTAGGATACAAAAGTCCGACAGAAAATATATTCTTTGTTGAGAACGGAGTAACCGAAGAGGTGGGAGTGCCCATTGGCTGTTAGTAATCCTTTTACCCCTGACCTGAGCCTGTACCGCGTGCTTATAAGAGAAGAAGATATAGTTGTAACAGGACTTGGGATAGCGGTTTTTGACAATGACCTATCAGGCATCTACACTAGGGACACATTGCCAGATACGTTAGAGAAGAACTTGGCAGTACTAATGACCTGTGACGCGATGCCCCCGACTACCTTTGTACAAGGGGTTGGGAGGCGCATAAACGAACAGACTTTTTGGGTAATGTGAGGAGAGAGATATGTATTATGTTGAAGCACTAGTAACCACGTTATTTATATTCTTCGTGCTGTTCCTAGTAGGGCACGCAGTCATCTATAACATTGAAGAGACACGGGTGTGGAACCGTAGACGTGTAGCTGAGAGGAGGGCAAAACGTGATCGCGAAGAAGCGGAAAATTCTTGAGGCTGCTATAGAATCAGGTATACACTTCGGGTACATGAAGGCGCACAAACATACGGACACCCCCAACCGTGCGCAGTTAGAGGGGGAGATAGAGCGTGAGATTTGGAACGCTATTTATGAAGTATTTAAATTTGAGGAAGACCTAGATGAATAAGCAAGAGATTAAAGATAAGATCGAAGACGCACACGCTACTGCTGATAGACTATTGACGCAGGAAGAGCTTAGAACTAAATGGAATAAGGTGCATGGATATATGAACGTAGACTGCGCCGTTATGACGCGTTGGCATATGTTGGGATTCTGTAGCTTACTGACCCTAGCTGTGTGGTCACCCTTCTCTGATGCGGCATGTAGCATGAAGACGGACAGTTGGGGCAACAGCAAGTACACATGCCACGATGGTAACTCTGGTACGTTGACTACTGACTCATGGGGTACTACACGTGACAGCCGTACGGGTACTTCGTACCAGACTGACGCTTGGGGAACTACTCGTGGCTCTGATGGTACTAGCTTTAAGACTGACGCATGGGGCACAACTCGCTACGACGATGGCACTACGTCACAGAAAGATGCTTGGGGTACTACACGTTTCAGTGATGGTACAAGCTGCCAGACAGATAACTGGGGCACAACGAGGTGTAACTAATGAAGTGGGGACAGACGCACGGTGGGAAGGGGGATGTTCCTCGACCCACCAACAAAAAGAAGTTCGACGATAACTTTGACCGGATCTTTGGTAGTAAACAAGGCACTGGTATCTTAGAGGATGACAAGCATGGCGATGACACCGGAAGCAAAAGTAAAAAAGAAAGTGGTGGAACAGTTAAAAGCACTTAGAGCCTACTACTTTTTCCCCGCCACTGGCGGTTATGGTAAGTCGGGAGTGCCCGACATAGTAGGTTGTCACAAAGGGAAGTTCTTTGGTATTGAGTGTAAGGCGGGGAAAAACACTACGACCCCCCTACAGGACAGGAACCTAGAACAGATAAGTGATTCGGGCGGCCTAGCCGTTGTAGTCAACGAAGAAAACATGCACGATCTAACACTGCTACTAACCTATTAGAGGAATAGACATGTCACTAAATGAAGCAACACCCGCACAGTGGGACGCATTACGGAAGAAGCACCCTTCAATTGTAGAGGCGTACGAACACTACTTTGATAAAGGTATAGAAGAAGAGATGCCTCAGTACGAGCAGTTGGAACTGGAACTGGAACTGGAAATACATAACGACGGGTGGGATCCGGTGGAGAAAGATTATTTAGAATATCCCTCGGTAGATGAGGAAGATATGGTCAACAACCCCAACCACTATAACAACGGCGCTATCGAGTGCATCGACGCTATTGAACAGTCCATGACGTTAGAGGGCTTCCGGGGGTACCTAAAGGGTAACGTACAGAAATACGTTTGGAGGTACGAATCCAAGGGGGGGCTACAAGACCTGATGAAGGCGCATTGGTATCTAAACAAGCTAATATCTGTGACGGAGGAAGACTGATGGATCTAGAAGAGAAGATTATTCAGTGGCACAAGGATCGCAACCTGATCGACGGTTCAACAGATGCGCAGCAGTTCACCAAGCTGCTAGAAGAAGTGGATGAGCTGGGTGTAAACATTGTAATGAGCAAGCCAATAGTGGATGACATCGGGGACATCATGGTAGTGCTGATAAACATAGCGTACCGTAACAACCTGTCTATATGGGAGTGCATGTACCACGCATACAACGACATCAAATACCGCAAGGGTAAGATGGTAGATGGAATATTTGTTAAGGAGGAGTGATGGATCTTATTACGCTAGACTTTGAAACGTATTATGACAAAGACTTTTCACTGCGTAAGATCACCCTAGAGAACTACATCCGCGACCCTCGTTTTGAGATCGTGGGTGTAGGTATCAAAGTAAACAATGGGGATACGGAGTGGGCGTCAGGCACGCACGAGGAATTACATGACTACTTACATACTTTCGATTGGAAGAACAGCATGGTACTGGCTCACAATACTATGTTTGACGGTGCTATACTCAGTTGGCTTTTCAATATCCGTCCTCGTATCTGGGCTGATAGTCTGTGCATCGCTCGTGCTTTACACGGTGTTGAAGTGGGTGGCAGTCTTGCGGTGTTGGCTGAACGATACGGTATCGGCAAGAAAGGAACCGAAGTGCTCGACGCAGTGGGACTTAGAAGACTAGACTTCTCTGACGAACAGCTCGACAGTTACGGCGACTACTGCATCAACGATGTGGAACTAACATATAAGTTATTTACCATCATGGGTAAAAACTTCCCGAAGAAAGAGATGCGCATCATAGACATGACCTTACGTATGTTTATTGAGCCAGTGTTGGAGTTAAACCTACCACTACTGGAGACACATCTAGAGAACACTAAGAAGGCCAAGGAAGCGTTAGTTGAATCTTCTGGGGTTACCAAGACAGACTTAATGAGTAACCCAAAGTTCGCTAAGTTACTAGAAGGGCATGGGGTGCACCCCCCGATGAAGATAAGCCTGACCACAGGCAAGCAGACATACGCGTTTGCTAAGAACGATGAAGGGTTCAAGGCACTACTAGACCACGAAACCCCTGAGGTAGTTGCACTGGTAGAGTCACGACTAGGGGTTAAAAGTTCTCTCGAAGAATCACGTACAGAGAGGTTTATAGGTATTGCACAACGTGGGCTTCTCCCGGTACCTGTGAGGTATTACGCTGCGCACACTGGCAGATGGGGTGGGGATGACAAGATTAACATCCAAAACCTACCGAGCCGTGGTGTGAATGGTAAGGTACTGAAGACGAGTATCGTAGCCCCTGAGGGACACGTATTGATTGACTGTGACTCCTCGCAGATTGAAGCTCGCGTACTAGCGTGGTTGGCGGGGCAGGATGATTTGGTACAAGCGTTCGCCGACAAGGAAGATGTGTATATAAAGATGGCGGCACGTATCTATGACATACCCGAGGGAGAAGTTACAGGGGAGCAACGGTTTGTAGGTAAGACTACTATCCTCGGCGCAGGGTATGGCATGGGGTCGGTACGGTTTGCGGAACAGTTGAAGTCCTTCGGTACTACTATGGCGCCCGCCGAAGCACAGCGGGTAGTACAAATATACCGCGACGCTAACTGGAAGATCGCACAGCTATGGCGTTCGTCACAACACATGTTGGTAGCTATGTCACGGGGAGACGACTTTACATACGGAGTCAACGATATAGTCCGGTGTGTAACGCGTAATGGTACGGCGGGTATCAAGTTGCCGTCAGGGTTGTGGATGAAGTACACCGACCTACAGTTTGAACAAGGGGCGCGGGGGCCAGAGTTTAGCTATCGAACACGCCGTGGTCGGACACGTATATACGGTGGTAAGGTAGTAGAGAACGTATGCCAAGCTATTGCTAGGTGTATCATGGGAGAGCAGATGCTAGATATTGCGCGCAGGTATAAGATTGCGCTTACAGTACATGACTCCGTGGTATGCTGCGTTAAGGAAAGTGAAGTAGATGAAGCACGTGAGTACATCGAGTCGTGCATGAATAAGACACCGGCATGGGCAGACGGGTTACCTATTGCGTGCGAGTCTGGTACTGGTAAATCATACGGAGAAGCAGGATGAGCGACGATAAAGTTATATCAATGAAAGACTTCAAGAAGACTGAGATGGAGTTGAATGGTACACGACCTTCTGAGGAAAATTACGTTGGGTACACCAAGGTGATGATAGTGAAGGATGACGAACATATACTCGCCATAGTTGAACAGGGTGTAGAGGATGATGATGGTAACGATGTAGGCGTATCCGGCATAACTTTGGATTACAACGAGCTACTGGTAGTGATGGGCCAACTAGAGGAATGTAAAAATAAGATGGCGGACATCCTGCGAGAGGGAGAAGACTAGTGAAAAGATTACTCGTTTTGGCGGCCTACTTCGGTGGGGGCTTTATAGTCGGTAGCGTGTTAGTCGCGTTATGGAGAATGTTATGAGTCTAATAGATAAAGTAAAGCCGTGGTCGTTCTCAAGGATTAAATCTTTTGAACAGTGTCCCAAGAAGTTCTACCACCTGAAGATCTCAAAGGATTATAGGGAGCCTGAGACTGACGCTATGTTGTACGGTACTGCCGTACACTTGGCCGCTGAGGAATACATACGTGATGGCACACCTGTACCTGAGAAGTATGCGTACGTTAAGCCTGTGCTAGATAGCCTAATGCGTTTTGAGGGAGAGTTCCTATGTGAGTACGAGATGGGACTGACTGAAGACCTAGAGGCGTGCGGGTTCAAGGCCGATGACGTGTGGTATAGAGGCATCGCTGACTTGGTTATCCTGAATAGGGAAGAGAAGACCGCATATGTTATTGACTACAAGACAAGTAAAAACACTCGCTATGCAGACAAAGGTCAGCTAGAATTGATGGCATTAGCTACCTTTAAACACTTCCCTGAAGTAGAGACAGTCAAAGGTGGCCTCTTGTTTGTAGTATGTGAAGAGCTAATCAAAGACGAGTATAAGAAAGAAGATGCTCCGAAGCTATGGGCTAAGTGGTTAGGTGACTACAAGCGTATGGAGAAAGCCTTTGAAGCAGATGTCTGGAACGCACACCAAAGTGGCTTGTGCCGTAGGCATTGCATCGTAACTGAATGTGTACACAACGGTAGAAACTAATGCCCTACAAGAACAAAGCTGATCGTAAGAAACAAACTAACGCACCCGTAGGTAGCCCTGCACATGAAGCACGTATGGAAAGACAACGTGCTAGACGTAAGTTTGATAAGAATAACGGTTATGAGAAGCGTAAGGGCAAAGACTTGAGCCACCGTAAGGCGTTGGCAAAAGGTGGTAGTAATAAGGATGGAGTGTACGTGGAGTGTTCAAGTAAGAACCGCGCCCGTAATGGGCACTCAAAGAAATAAGTGTGTGTAGGTTGAGACGCTTACTATGATGCGTCTATAAACAACGTGGTATGTAGCTCAGTATCCTCTGGCTACGATGTGCTCATTCAGGCACTATCAACCGCAAAAATCGTAGCAGCTCAGTGGGGGGTTGTAAATCATGGCCCTCCATGATAAGCGGGACTAGCCCCACCGGAGCGGACGGGGCCACTAAATTCAAAGCGCGTTGTGGACACCCACTTCGTGCTATTTCTCATCGGAGTTAATAAATGGAAATCATTGATAACAAGGCGTTGCTGCTTAGACTACGCAACCCTAAACACGTGACAACAGTTATACCTAAGAGCAAAGAGTTGTCTGACAATCGAGTACTTGTGAGTTGGGGTATGGAAGAAGCGCGAGTACTTAGGAACTTAAACATTAAAGCCCCATCCCCAATACTACGAGAGTATGAGTGGACAGGTAAGTACGATCCCTTCGACCACCAGAAAGACACGGCAGGGTTCTTTACTATGAACCAAAAGTCATTCTGTTTTAACGAGCAGGGTACAGGTAAGACAGCCAGTGCTATATGGGCGGCTGACTACTTACTAAACAAAGGCATCATCAATAGAGTGTTGGTTATATGCCCACTGTCTATTATGGATTCCGCATGGCGCAACGACCTGTTTACCTTTGCCATGCACCGATCAGTTGACGTGGCCTACGGAGCTAAAGATAAGAGGCGTAAGATAATCGAGGGGGACGCTCAGTTCGTCATCATCAACTACGATGGTGTAGAGATAGTACAAGACGCTGTAGCGGATGGGGGGTTTGACTTAATAATTATTGATGAAGCTACCCACTACAAGAACCCGCAGACTAAACGATGGAAGGTGCTCAACAAGTTAGTCAAGCCAGAGACATGGCTATGGATGATGACAGGTACACCCGCTGCACAAAGTCCCGTGGACGCATATGGATTAGCCAAGTTGGTAAACCCTAATAAGGTACCGAGGTTCTTAGGTTCGTTCCGTGATCAGGTTATGCAGAAGGTCACTAACTTTAAGTGGGTGCCTAAAGAGACGGCGACGGATACAGTCCACAGAGTACTACAACCTGCAATACGTTTCACTAAAGATGAGTGTCTAGACCTACCGCCCATGGTATACGTTAAGCGTGAGGTAGAACTAACTCGACAGCAGAAGAAGTACTACAAAGAACTGAAGAGTAAGATGGTCATGCAAGCGGCGGGGGAACAGATCACAGCGGCTAACGCGGCGGTTAATATGAATAAGCTACTACAAATATCTGCGGGCGCAGTGTATACCGACGATGGAGATTCTGTAGAGTTTGACATCAAGCACCGATACAAAGTGCTACAAGAGGTGATTGCCGAATCTAGTAAGAAGGTACTCGTGTTCGTACCGTTCAGGCATACCATTGATATGCTAGTAGAGAAGTTACACAAAGACAAGGTAACCACTGAGGTAATACGGGGGGATGTACCTGCGGGCAAGCGAACTGAGATATTTAAGAAGTTCCAAACAAGCGATGACCCACAAGTGTTAGTTATTCAGCCACAGTCAGCCGCGCATGGTGTAACCCTAACTGCGGCGAATACGGTTGTATGGTGGGGGCCGACAAGTTCGCTGGAAACCTACGCGCAAGCTAACGCACGTGTACACAGGTCTGGACAAGATCAGAAGTGTACCATCGTCCAGCTAGTTGGTAGTCACGCAGAGAAACGCGTATATGCGTTACTTGACAATAGAATTGACGTACATACAAAGATGATCGACCTTTATAAAGAAATACTTGACTAGGGGGTTATATGGGAATAGAGTGTACTTCCTGTCACCAAGTAGAGGTTAATTATGAGCGATGTAGTTAATGCGGAGAAGCTGACGGAGACCTATCTAAAGATAAGAGATAAACGGTCTAAGATGTCCGCAGAGTTTAAGGAAAAGGACAAGGCACTTACTGCCCAAATGGATAAAGTAAAACGCGCACTACTAGATTACTGTGCTGAGCATGGACTAGATAGCGTTAAAACTCCTGCGGGACTGTTTTACAGGTCAGTTAAGACTAGATACTGGACGAGCGATTGGGAATCTATGTATAAGTTTGTTCTAGAGAACGAGATACCTGAGTTCTTCGACAAGCGTCTTAACCAAGCCAGTGTGAAGCAGTACTTGGAGGAAAACCCCGACCTCGTACCTAAAGGTCTTAATGTAGATTCAGAATACGCAATAGCGGTGAGGAAGAAATAATGGAACAATTTGTAACTACTGAGGACGTGGCAAAACATTTTCAAGTGTCGATTGCTACTGTCCGTGCATGGGTTCGTAAGGGTGACATACCTGAAGACACCTACGCGCACTTCGGTAACACGTACCGGTTTAAGTTAAGCTCTGTAGTTGAGTCTCTGTTAAAGAATAAGTCTGATGCAGATGATGCGCAAGAAGTGGACTCTCTGGTCGAAGACCTGTCGTGGGATGCAGGAGAGGATGTATAGTGAGTCGCCGAATCAGTATCCGTGGTGGAGAGATTAGAACCATAGATGGTGCCGTAGCTTCACAGGCTAAAGACTCAATAGACATTGTTATTGTAAACGCCGCCCCTATATCACGTTCGTACTACGACAACACGTATGACCCGAACGTAGTAAAGGCTCCGGTATGTTGGTCACCTGATACGCAAGTACCCGCATCGGATGTACCAGAAGGACAGATACAATCTAGTAGGTGTATGGATTGCACCCAGAACGTAAGAGGTTCAGGACAGAACGGTGGTAGAGCGTGTAGGTTTGCCCAACGCCTTGCCATTGCATTGCCCAACGACCTAGGTGTAGTTTACAGACTACAGTTACCCGCTACTTCTATATACGGTAGAGGGAGTAATGGCGACATGCCCTTACAGGAATACGTGAAGTTTTTATCCGCACGTGATTCTGTAGCTACTGGGGTTGTTACCAAGATGTATGTTGATAAAGAAAGTGTAGTACCTAAACTCTATTTTAAAGCTGTACGACCACTAACCGAAAATGAGTTGGATGTAGTAGATGTGGTGATCTCTGGGGATGACTCGCTAGAAGCGATACGCCAAGACGCATACAAACCACCTGAATCCTCGAATCCTTTTGGTGTGGTAGATGGCTTTGACATAGACGCAAATTAAATTATAGGAAAAATTGATATGACACATTTAGTAAGTAACGTAGAAATCCTTTACCCACGCATTAACCAGTGCTACCGTTTTTGTAACACCGAAAACAAAAGCATCCCATGCGACCCGTTTGAAGATGGCGCTAGGTACGAGACTAAGTTCCGTATGGATAAAGATCAAGCCAAGGCACTGTACAAAGCTATGGCTACTGCGTACGCAGAACGTAAAGAGAAGTCTTGGCCGGAGAAGTTAGCTATGCCATTCGAGCAGGACGACGACGATATGTTCGTAGGTAAAGCTGTACTCAAGGCCGCATATGGTAAAGACGCTACCGCCAAGCCTAAGCAGTTCGACGCTAAGAGTAAGGAACTACCTGAAGACTTCCGTCTCACTACTGGCAGTACTGTCAACGTGGCCGTGGTGTTCGTACCCTACAACATGCGTGACAATGGCGTATCACTACGCTTAAAAGCTGTACAGGTTATCAAGTATCAAGAGCCACAGTCAGCCGGTTCTCCGTTTGGTGTTGTAGATGGATTTGAATTAGAGGTTGACGATAATCCATTTGCAGTGCAAGATGCTCCTAAGGCTGCCGTAGAAGCAGTCAGTGATGAGATCTTTGAGGACGAACCAAAGAAAGTCTCCGAGCCTAAGAAGGTAGTAAAGAAAGCGGCTCCCGCACCAAAAGATGATGCTGATCTTGCATCAATCGTTGACGAATGGGATGACTAGTAACTAGTCCCAATTAAGAACTAATCCCACAGCTAGGGCTGATTACCTGAAAAGGGCACTTCGGTGCCCCTGCTGTGGTGACTCTCGGAATTAGGAAATCGTTATGGATACAAAAGCATTTCTAGATAGCACGTTGGGGAACGGTGGCTACTATTGTTTGTTTGCGAATAACCTGAACACTGGGCACAAGCCACAGATGTTCTTCGAGTCTACTGGGGATCTGCTTGACGCGGCGACCGAGCTAGACGCAAAAGGGTACGATGCGTACTTTGCGCTATGTACATTTACAGATAATAACTCCCGAAAAGCGATCAACGGGAAGCACCTAAAGGCTTTCTTTCTCGACATAGATTGCGGGGAAGATAAGGACTACAGCACGCAAGCTGAAGCTGTACAAGAATTAGCCAAGTTTTGTAAGACTGTGAAGCTACCACGCCCACTACTAGTAAACTCAGGTAGGGGAATCCACGTGTACTGGAGGCTTACTGAGACCGTATGCCCCGACGACTGGAAACCGGTAGCTACACGACTGAAGAAGTTGTGCCAAGAGCATGACTTCCACTGCGACAATCAGGTCACCGCCGATTCCGCTAGGGTACTACGAATACCCCACACTCATAACCATAAGACTACACCTCCGTCTGAAGTTGCGTATTTTGGCTCCATCCCTTCGACGGTAAACTTTGACACGTTCTCAAATATAATCGGTATAGACCAGATACCAGTCCCCACGAGAAGGTCTGCGGGGGCGAACTCGGTCATGGCGGCACTCACGCCGAACTATAAAAGTTACTTCAAGGACATCCTCACCAAGAGTAAAGAAGGTAGAGGCTGTGAGCAGTTGATGCAAGTACTACGTGACCCCAACAGTGTCAGTGAACCTACGTGGTTCGATGCTGTGTCTATCGTTAAGCATTGTGAAGACGGTGGTAGGGCAGGAGTACATAAAATATCTAGGGGCTACGACGGATACGACCCCGAAGAAACTGATAGTAAATATGATACTACTAAACACGTACACCTATGTAGTAGTTTCGACGCTAGTAATCCCGGCATATGCCAAGACTGCCCGAACTGGGGGAAGATAAAGTCTCCCATCACACTAGGTAACCGCGTAGAACAGGCGACTGCCGAAGATAATGTGGTAGAGGTTGTGGTAGAAGCTCCGGCACTAAACCTACCTAATACTCCAACCAACACATATACCATACCTGAGTACCCGAAGCCTTACTTCAGGGGTAAGTACGGCGGGATCTATACTAGAACTACTGACCCCGATGGAGAGATAGAAGAGAAGTTACTCTACCACAACGACTTATATGTAGTGCGAAGACTACGGGACGTTGAGATAGGGGAAGCTATAGTTATGCGATTGCACCTACCTAAAGATGGGGTGCGTGAATTTACAGTGCCATTAACCGCTGTTACATCTAGAGATGAGTTCCGTAAACAGATGTCTATGCAGGGTGTGGCCGTCACTAAAATGGATGAACTAATGCAATATACTACAACATGGGTAAACGAGTTACAGGCTACTGAAGTAGCAGATGAGGCGCATCGTCAGTTCGGTTGGTCGGACGACAAGCGCTCTTCTTTTATTATAGGTAACCAAGAAGTAACACCACAAGGTGTAGGGTTTAACCCTCCATCCTCCGCCACTGCAAGTATGTTTCACATATTCGAGCCTAAGGGCACGCTAGAGCAGTGGAAGAAGAACGCTGATTTCTATAACCGCGACGGGTTCGAGATGCACCAGTACATCGTAGGCACTGCATTTGGTTCTGTGCTTATGGACTCTTCTCCGATTAGCTGCGCAGGATTTCACGTACACAGTAAGGCCAGTGGTATTGGTAAGACTACCGCTATGTACATGGCCGCGTCTGTGTGGGGTAACCCCAAAGAGTACGTACTCGAAGAACGTGACACACAGGCGTCGCATATGAACCGTGGTGAGATATACCACAACTTACCTCTCTACATTGACGAGCTTACTAATGCAGAGGGTAAAGAGCTATCTAACTTAGCCTATCAGTTGTCTGGCGGTAAACAACGTAATCGTATGTCTGGTAGCAGTAACAACGAACGCCTTAGAGGTAAATCGTGGAGCCTGCTAGCTGTTAGCACAGGTAACACTAGTTTTGTAGAGCGTGTAAGTATGTTTAAGGACATGCCGAAGGCGGAAGCTCAACGTATCATGGAGACCCGCGCTGTAAGGAAATTCTTTACCACCGAAGAGAAAGAGACCACAGATGAGTTCGCTAGTAGCGTCAACGAGGTGTACGGTGTAGCAGGCGTGCCTTACGTACAGCATTTGATGGCTAACGGTACTGAAGCGGACGCATTGCGCGAGAAGGTACAGAAGAATATTGACCGCGAAGCAGGGCTTACCGCAGAAAACCGATATTGGTCGGCAGGTGCTGCATCGACTATCGCAGGTTGTATCATAGCAAAACGTATTGGGCTAATTGATTACGACATACCGAAGTTGACCCAGTATGTTATTGGGCTATTAAAGGAGAACTTACTGGCGGTACAAGGTATGGACTGCTCCGCTTCTGATACATTGAACGACTACATCCACGAGAACTGGGGTAGCATTCTGAAGATTAAGAGCACTGACGACCTACGTAAAGGTAATGGCAACGGACTTGACACATTAATCATCCCAGAGCTAGACCCCAAAATACGTTTGATCGGTAGATACGAGACGGATATTAAACGGGCATACCTAATACCGAAAGCCCTGAAGGTGTGGTGTGGTAAGCAGCAGATAAATTACAGCTCGTTCGTACAGGATCTAAAGGATAACTTCAACGCCAAGTCTGTTAAAATGCGTTTGACCAAAGGCACCAGTACTCAGCTACCCCCTTCTACGGTACTTGCAGTGGACTGTGCTGTTGGGGAGGCGGAGAGTGACAACTCGAAAGCTGAATGACCTATGCCCCGATGGGGTTAGGGTAGTAGTTGATTGGGGCAGTATGGTAGTAGGTTCATCCATATTTGTCCCCTGCATCAACACCAAGAAAGCTACACAAGAAATAAAAAATATAATCAAGAAGAAGGACTGGAAAATAGAGTCCCGAGTATGCATAGAAGACGGCCTGTTAGGCGTTAGAGTATGGCGTACCTGTTAGTTCCCCCTTTTACCCCCCTAACCTGTTTCCGAGACAGGCGGGGGGTGTTTTTTAGGGGTTTATTCGTCCTTACCAAACAACACTTCAAATCCCTGTTGGTACTCATCACGACTTCGAGCCGCATCTTGGCGTAGAGACTTAGTGATAGTAACACCGTTGTGCATAGTCGCAGTTGTACGGCTAAACTGACTGGCAGATCTTCTAATAGTCTCGCCGTTAATGGCTTGTCTTCTGTGGCGCTTATTGAACTTCTTTATATCTTTAAGTATTTCTTTAGCTTCCTTTAAATCACCAAAACGCCTAGCTATGTTCAGCTTCTTTAGTAGGTCTTGGCGTTTGCCCGTAACACCGCTCTCTATACGCTTACTCATACTAGCTTGCTCTTGTGCAAACGTGTACTCAGCGGGGGCGAAGCCCATAGTCTGGAACGCAAGGTCTTTAAACGACATGTCGTCGTAGATAGGATCACCTCGACGGGTGTATATACCTTCATCCCTAGCGAATCTACCGAAAGTAGACTTGTAACCATTCGACAGTGCCGCAGGTAAGATACTCTCTATACCTCGCTCCGTTTCTCCCTCTCTCAGATCTTTGACACCACGTATGAACCTATTACCCACACTCAGTGCAGGGCCACCAAGGTGGAAACCAATTATTTCTTCCGTAGAAGGATCATTGTTGTATCTGTTTGTCTGTATTACTAGGTCAGTCAGCTTTATACGTGTAGCAAAGTCTACGCCGAGGGCGTTTACCGCAAAGCCTTTGTAGAACCCTTCGCCGATGTACTTACGTACGATAGTGTCCGCATCATCTTCTTCTTCATCAAGGAACATGTCGGCAATAGCACGTACCAAACCGTATAGAGGTACGCCCTGTACCCCAGCCATTAGCGCGGAGGATAGATATACACCAGCGATCTGCTTCTTGGCTTGACGTCTAAGCTCTATGCCTTCAGGAGTGTTATCTCCTATGTTATCCGTAAACAACTTAGCCGACTTGAACATTGTGTAGTACATCTGTAGGCCATAGGTCTTGTACATAAACGCAATACGACCAATACCTTGCTGTGCCCACTTCGGAGATGTCTCTAGTACCGCACCACCGTTGGTCTCTTGCACTTGGTATATAGCTTCTTCCGCTGCTAGGGCAGTTATGTCGGAGTCACTCATAGTAGACAGGTCAACAAACTCAGCTTTCGTAGAGGCGTAGTACTTCTCACCTGCTTTCTTCTTAGCTCTTAGCTGTTTCAGTGAGAGGGCGTAAGTGGCTACCATAGCAGTCTGGCGGTTAAATCTTTCTGCCTGAGCAAAACCAAAGTGAGCGCCCATGTTGGATACTACGTCCAATGCCGAACCCATTATACCCCCACGCGCCGCTCTACCCTGCTCATGTACTGCAAGTGCGTCCGGTAAGAATGCCTTGGTTAGCTGGCCCTGCTCCGCAGCAGCTTTGACGAGGACTCCTAAGTTCATGTCCTTTATCATCTTCTTCTGCCCATCGCTTAGGCTGTCCTTGGCGGTGTAGTTTCCATTAGCATCTAAGTCAAAGAGGTCGTCAATACCTGTACCGCCGCCGTAGTCACTAGTGCTCCCTACAATCTGAGACGCATTTGTGATCGCTTTGGTACTAGCCCCAAGTCCATGCCGAGAGGATAGATATGGTAGAACCACCAACGGTATCTGCGACAAGTTTACTAGCGCCGAGGATACGTTAAAGCCAATGGTGTATATAAAGGCAACTTGGTTAGCGTTCTTAACGAACTTCTCCATACCTTTCTTCTTTGCGCCGTTGATAGCAAAGTTTGCAACTCCATCCATGTGGGCTTGTAAGTCTGCGAAGACCTTTTCGTCTACATCTTTGGGACGCTCTACGTTGTTTATTTCAGAGCGGATTCCAGATATACGTCCGCCGTATTCTATCTGCACTACCTGTCGGGCTAAGTCAAAACCTTTGGTACGTATAGCAGTCTTGGAATTACCCTCAAACCCTAACACCCCCGTACGTTTCCTCAGTGACTGAGCAAAAGAAGTTTCAGGTAAGTGATCCATATACATAGTCATAAACGCATCTTGGAGTTCTTCGCTTGCGTTACCTTCTTTCAGTAGCTTGAGGGTCTTGCCGGCGAAGGTAGCTGGTGGGGCGTTGTCATACATAGTAGCCTTACCAAGGTCACGCTTAGCTTCTATCGAGTCAGTAACTACCTTAGAGTCCTTCTCTAGCTCTGCCTTTACTCGTTCCATTTCTCGCTTAGTAGTGAAACGTCTGACGACATACGCCTGCTCTGGATTCTTTGGGTTATCAAAAGCATAGCTAAGTACGAAGTCACCTTCACGAGTAAGTGGGAAGTACACATCTAGAGTGGTGTTAGAGAACATCTGCTCAAGCACCTGCTGCTTCAACGTGTTGGCAGCTTCCTTAGACATACTCTCGTCGGATACAGCGTTATCAAGACGGTTGAATATAGAATCTTTTAGTTTTAAGAATTGGTTCTTGTACGCGTCACGTAACTCAACGTACATATCCTGTCCTTCTTTTCCTAACTTCTTCCACTCAACTTGCTGCTCCTTCCACGTAGCAAGGTCATCCGAGTTTTTGTACCTCTTCGTTGCCTCCGCTTCTGTTAGCGTAGGGTCTAACTGAGTAATGGTAGCGCCGATCACGGGGTCGTATATTACCTTGTCCAACTGAGGTTGGTTCTTCTCATCTGCGGCAGCGAACTTGGATAGTTTCTCTGTGACAGCACGCATATCTGCGTCAGCTTTATCCATAGCGCCCCGGCGGAGGTTAAGCATCTTGTGTAGACGGATTCCTAGATCTCCGAACCCTTGCTTACGGGCAACATCACCTACGCCCTGTGAACCTACTACGTTAAGTATGAACTTCTTTGCGTTGGCAGGGACATCTCCCAAAAGGTCAACGGCGTTGTCTATGAACGACTCCTTACTACCAGTAAGGTTTTTAAACTTCTTCTGTATGTCGCCTAGGTCTTCCATAATTTTAGCGGCAGACTCGGCCGTACCGTTTATTGGGCCAAACTCTCCGGCGAACAAGGCTCGTTGCCCTACATCAGAGGGTATAAGCATGTTGTAAATAACAGCGTCTACTTTGTCTAACATTGTGGGGGACGGGTCTAGTCCCATGAACCGGCGTACCATATCGGTAATAGTGTGTACAAACTGGTTCCAGTAACTAAGTACTCTCTTACCTTCAAACCCCGCTATCTTCGCACGCATAGATCGGTCGAACTTGCCATCCACCTGTATGCTATCTAGGATATGTTGGAACTCTGGATTACCAAATGCTTCCGCCACAAACTCGCCGACATTCGTCATGCCGTAGTACGTTTTTAGGGGAATCCCTCGACCTTCCATCTCCGCCTTCACTGCCTCATACATTTTTATTAGTCGCTTGGCGTTGGGAGTAGTGCCCCTTGGCTTACCATCTTTTATATTTAGTTCAAATATAGTAGCAGCGTGAGTTACCTCGTGGAGTAAGGTATCGACAGTCAGCCCTCCCTCCGCCTGCAAATATATAGCGTCTTCCGCTGCAACGTATAGCCCTAACGTCTTCCTAGTTTGTTCTGGGAATGCTTGTACTAACGCATCCGCCGGTAACGTGAAGACTTTAGTAGGGCCGAGATTATCGGCTAACGCTTTGGCGATGTTCTTAACTCGTGGGCTTGTAGCCTCTGAAGCAAGAGTCTCTAATGCACCTTTCACGTCTCCGGCTATCAACTTACTCTGCACAGCAGCAGACAACGGGGTTTCCAGCGCACGTCTATCTTTAGTATCTAGTTTAGGTACTTGGAGTATTGATCCGCCCTTAGCTACAAAATCTTCTACCTGAGCACGTATCTCCTCAGCCTCTTGCTTCTTACTTTTAACTGTAGGATTTACTTCTACCGGCTTAGTTGCGGCTTCTTTACGGATAATCTCTTTTATCTGCTCAACAGTCAGCGGCTCGGCTTCTTCAACCTTGCCCTTCTTAGTAGCTGTGTCAGCTTTCTTAGCGTCTTTTACAGTCTTGGTTTCCGCCTGTTTTTTGGCTCTCTGAGCAGCAGCTTCTCTACGCTTCTTACGTGCAACGCGTTGGGCGGCGAGGTTCTTGCCTCCTTCTAGCTCCATCTTCGCCTGCTTTTTCTTTTGCTTCTCGTTAGCTTCGGCTAGCTCGGCAGCAGCTACTTCTTCACGTAGTTTCTTCTTTGTGTTCTCCACAGCCTTAGCGTCTTCCGCTTTGTCCGTTTCGATTTGTTTGTCCATAGCCGCGTTGGTTTCGGCAGGCAAATTATTTTTAGCCCACTCTACTACAGCCTTAGCGCTCTTACCGCCTGTACCTCTACGTTTGACTTCAACTGGGTCTACAGCGCCTTTCACATTCCTAACCGCTGGCATGTCGTTAGCCACTTCAAAAGCGGCAGCACGTAGGGCGCTCTCTGGGTTAGCATAGGCGTTGAAGTACTTAGCTATAACCCTGTCGGTGTTGAACTTATCTTTCGCGTCTTCGTAGCGTGGCACTGACTCTGCCGGACGCCTCTTGCGGAACTCTTTGTCTTTGCCCTTTTCATCGACGTACTGGGCCACATCAGATACTGGAGCCAAAGCAGTGCGGTCTGTATCCGCAAGTTTAATTGGAGTATCAACAACTAACTTACCAGTCTCAGGGTCAACAGTGCTCATACCCGGGATTGGCTTTGTGGGGGTTGTTGTGGCAACAGGTTGTGGCGCTACTTTAGTTTTGGGCGCAGGTTGTACCTTTTTGGTCGCGGGTCGTACCTTTTTGGGCGCAGGTTGTACCTTTTGCTTGGGTACCTCAATACCCTTATCGGCTAATGC